ATATAAATATTAGTTTATTATTTTTTTTCTATTTACTTCTAATTATTTTTAAAATATATATTCATTATAAATGCATTATATTTAATTATTGCATTTCTTTTCTTCCTCCTTTAGTTAAATATACATTAACTGGATTTTCTTCTGGATATTCTTGAGCTAAAAATTCTTTCATCTTTTCTACATTTTTTGGATCGTCGTCTGAAAAACCAATATTTGGTCTGATCCTTCTTTCTTTAAAAGAACTATTCATTGCATCCATAAATGATTCATTATCTAAGACATCGTTTTTAAATACCGCCTTATATCTTACCCCTAAAGTTTTTACAATATCATCAACCATATCCTGACAGTATGCAATAAATTTTCTCATTGCATCAATCTTTCCTTGTTCAGGGTTTGATGCGCTTCCCGCACCAAAAGATACCGGGTGAAATTTACACATATCTAAATATTCTGAAATTAAATCCTTATCACTAAATTCTAAATCACGAACATTTTCAAACATATCATGTTTATCTAAGTTTCTATATTTTTTTAAATTTTCAACTAATGTTGATGAATTAATTCCATTGTGGTTTGAAAGGATATAATTTAAGCAAGACTCTTTTAATGTCTCAGGATTATGCCCTCTTGCCGTAATAATTGCAAATACGGAACCTCCATTAATACATTCTACAAAGTCGTTCCATGAAGGGCCGGGACTTGCAACCATTGAGTCGATAATAAACTTTTTATCTCCTTTTACACCAAAATTTCTAAAAGGGTCTGGAGCGTATCCAATAATAGTAGTCCCCTTAAAACTAAAAGGTTCAACCCCAATTTCGTGTCTATGTTCAGCAAATTCTTCAGTAGACATAGGCACTTCTTCTTCATTTTCACTCATCAAAATGATTTTAGTTGGCATAAAAGCAATATTATCATCCCAATCAAAAGCGTAGTATTTAAAGTCAGGTCTTCCTTCTTCATCAAAACCCTCATTTAGATTTTTCTTTTTTAGATAATCGTAAACGTATTTTGTATATTTCATTTTCTATTAATCATTGTTAATAACTTCTCTAATTGAGATTCAGTTAAAATAATATTTTGTTTTTTTTGTGAATAAGTTTTTGGTTCAACTTTCTGTAACCCCACACTTTCTTTGATTAATTTTTTTTGAATTTTCATAACTATTTTTCTTATAAATATACAAATGGGGAATATTTCTACTCCCCATTGTTTTATTTTTGTTTTTTAATTATACATCATCGAAAGATGCTCCTGTTGGTGTAATAACAAACTCGATGTCGATATATTCTAACGCTCTTGTAGGTTTTAAATAAATTTTACCTGTTAGAGTATTTGAATCTAAATCTTCAGGAGTATTTGAAACTGTTACCCTAAAGTCAATAAGACCTCTATCTCTTCTGATTGAATCCAAAATTGGGTTCACTGAGTCTAAGAAATCTTGTCTAACTTTATCATCGTTTTGTTCAAACAATAATCTAACCGCCACAGCTGAAATTAGTTTTCTTGCTTGTAGTAACAATCTTCTTACGTTGATTCTGTCTAGTGCAGATTCTTTAACCTGAAGTGTTTTGTTACCCCAAATAACTGTACCAACATCAGAGAAAGTAGCAATTGGGTTGATTCTTCCTTTATATAAAGTATCTCTATCTTCTTGAGTCAACTTCTTACGTGCTCTAATTGCACTTACCAAACCTCTTGTGTAACCCGCAGAAGCGAACCAAGGGAATGCGATGTTATCAGTTAACGCCAAGTTTTTAGTTACTTCAGCAGTTGCAGGAATATAAATTTGAGTGTTATTAACAGAATCTCTTGTTAATACCCAAGGATAGTAAGTTGCGGTATAGTTAGAATCGATTCCTGTATTTTCTAAATTATCAACAGACTCTTGAGGGTATATCAAACCTTCTTCAATATCATTGTATGATGGTAAGAAAAGGTTGAAATCCGGTGTGGTACAAATGTAAATTGAATCCGCTCTATCCGTTTCAATCATATCAATAGCATCTTCAACTAAGTTTGAGTTATTAACATAATCAATTCCAGGAGTCGCAAATACATTAATATTTACTGACTCAGGATTAGCAAATGATGCTTGACCCCATTTGTAAGCGTAATAGTCAGTATTCGCCCAAGTTTCTTGGTTAGGTCCTGTAATTTGTTTAAATGCTCCCCATCCTGTTGCTGTTGGATATGTAACCGATGATGCTGCACCTTTTTTGAATCCGGCCTGACCTAATTGGTATGTGTCACCATTTGTTCTTGACTCTCTATATATATCCCATCCGTCAAAACCACCGTAAGGATATAATGTAAACTTACGTGTGTTCAATCTGTAGTATGGATTATCTGTATCTTCAGGTTCAGAACGGAAATTACCGGCCCCCACTTCAAATGCTTGTGTTGTTGCTGATGTTAAAACATTATACATAGTAACAATGGTTGCTCCACTATCCATGTGGAAACCTTTTGTTTTATAACCCCAAGAAGGTCCGGTAGTATCTGTAGCTAAGTTTGCCGGAATTTGTTTTCCTTTGTATTCAAAGAAGTCGTAGTCAATTCCCGTTATGTTTGAAATACCTAAATACGCTCTTCTTGGATTTTCACCATTAGAAATCACTGGATTATCTCCACCTGAAGAAGAACCAAAAGGAGGGTTATAAATAACATCACCAGGTTGTAGGTATCTTGTTTTATAAACCATAAAAGGTGGTGTTGCATTTGCGTATTCTCTTGTAATGTAACCTTCAAATCCACAAGGAAGTGCATCTGTTGGTGCTTCGTCATTCATTTCTAACATTACATACTTAGACTTAACTTGATATTCTCCGTTTGATGTACCAATCTTATTTGCTACGTAATTGTTTTGATTTGGATCCATTGAACAGTTAGTGAAACTTTCAATAACTCTCACATTTTGGTCATTGTCGTAGAAGTCTCTTATAAATACGTCAAATGTACCATTAGCGAATGAAATGTTTCCAATAGACATTTTAACAAGTCTGTTTGCCGCATTACCATCAGAAATTAATTTAAACTTAAATAATTTATAAACTTTGTTACCTCTAAGTTCTGAAACCATATAAGGGGTTTCTGGTGTTTGATATTGTTCTAAGTAAAACGCAATTGAATCATTATAATCAAAATTAGTTGTATCTGTCACGCCAGGTAAACTTACTAAATCACAGTATATACCTCTAATTTTACCATCTCTATATCCTGTTTGTAATAAACTTGAGTAAACTTCTTCCACAAATAATGGAACTTCAGTTCTATCCTTACCAAAGTTACTTCTACCTAATACTTTAGAAAGATATTGAGGATCGGTTGAAGAAAGGGACGTTTCAAAACTAAATACATCGCCGTCATTTGTAATACCTGATATTGCAAAAGTTTCATATGGGTTTTTAGTTACACCAGAATAACTTCCTGAACAGTTTATTGTAACTTGAGAAGTTCCTGAAATTTGAAATCTTGGCCCATTTTGTGTGGTTGAATAATTTGTAATACCTCTTGATCTAAGTGTTGCAACAACTAAATCATCGTATTCGGTAAATGGACTACCAGAATAACTTGTTGTGTAAACAGCCATTGAACCTGAGTATACTGAACCCGTTACTGCGGACATTGATGAAAGTGAGGCACCAAAACCATAACCAACATACGAATTAATATCGTTGGTACCTTGACTATAGTTAAATAAAGCATAATACCAAGGGTCATTTGTTGATGAATTTAAATCAGTTAACGATTGGTTTATATTCCCGACACCAAATGTTTCAGTAAATGCCGTAGTATTATAAGGTGAACCTGTTACCAAGTTAATTGTTGATGAACTAACAGACCCCCAAAAATAAGAAGTTTTACCTGATAATGCAGACGCCGTTGAAAATAAATTTATTTGTGATGAAATAGATTGTTTGAAATCGTCAGCCAAAGTAGATGTTCCACCATTAAATGTAGTGTATGAATTATAAAAATTACTTTGAATACCGCTAGGTAAAGAACTAATTGATGTAATAGTTACACTAGCACTATTTCCTGTAGTACCTGTAAAGAAAACTAAGTGAGGTCCTGATGTTCCTGTTACCGCAACAGTACTAGAATCAACATTACCCGCTGTTACTAGTGACCAAGACGGTCCAGCATCGTAACCTGATAAACCAAGAACTCTTGTAACAAATAATTGATTAGATTGTTGTAAATAAGATTTAGCGATATATGCTAATTCGTATTTTGGAATTTGCGTATTAACAAATTTTTCAGGACTAGTACCACCAAAGTAAACTTGGTACTCATCAAAATTTGTAATAAAAATTGGTTCGAAAGCTGGACCTTGTAATGTCTCACCAACTAACCCTAATGTTGTTACACCAACGCTTTGTGCAACGAAAGTTAAGTCTCTTTCCGAAGTGTATACACCAGGAGAAACGAATACTTTTGTAGTAGATGCCATTTTTATTGCTTAATTAAAGATTTATTTTATATATAAATACAACAAAAAAATGCAAAAAACTGACTTAAAAAATATTATACAAGGGTTTGTATGAAAAAATTCTTCCTTTTTTCTACCTTATAAAATATTTATATTTATGAAAAAAATTAAAAATATAAAGATTTCAGAAGAAACTCATGATATACTAAAAAAATACTGTGAAGAAAACGGTTTGAAGCTTTATAAATTTTTAGAAAGGTTAATTATAAAAAACTGTACAAAACAAAAAGATATATATGGAGAATAACTAAATTAGAACCGCATTGGTTTTAATGGTGGCACTTTTAGCGTTATCAATTTTTACAACACTTATTGAAAACGTATCACCATTAGTTATTTGTATTGTAGTTAAATCGTCACCAACGTAGTTCCCATTAATTGTAACAGAATATGAAGACACATTATCTGTTACACCAACATTTAAATCTGCAGTATATCTAAAAATTTCATTAAGTTGGGTATTACCAGAAACAAAATTTAAATCTAAATCAAATGAATTAGGTCTTGGAGGTTCTATTTTGGATCTTTTAGAATTTTTTGACGTATCAAATTCAAAAAGAGACACTTGTCTTGTAATTGCCGGAGAAACTTGAAATTCTTTATCATCAATTATAAAACCATTTAAAGTAAACTCATAACTCATTATGTAGTACTTTCTTTTTTCTATTTCTTTTGCCGACTCATCCGTAGGGTCTGCGGTTACTAGTGGCATATAGTGACCATTAATTTGTGTGTACGCCTGTTTTGATGTAAATTTTTGTAATATGATTTTGTTAAACTCATTAATTTCACGCATCCTATTACAAAATATTTTTACATTGTAAATTACATCAACAGGTATTGGTTGCGGAACTTTATAAACATCCGCACCTTTTCTCTGACCATCCCAATTAGGTACGGTATAATAAGTAAATCTTAATCTTTCAGGTATATTTTGAAAAACGTTATTACCACCTAACTTACCATATTTAACATCAGGTTTTCTAACTGTAATTATAAAAGGTAATGATACGTTTTTATCTAAATCTTGAAACTCCCAAGTTTCTGTAAATTGAGACCAACTCTGCGTTGTAATAATTTTATCTACTGTTGGGACAACCTTACCGTCAACTACTAATTTTAAATCGTTTTTTACAAAATCTAATACACCTCTATCTAAATCTGCATGTAAAACACTTTTTGGTAGATATGTACCGTGATCGGTTATATCGTCCAACATTTGTTGTCTTCTTTCATTCCCAACTTTGGTTGGTACAAGTGGTAAATATTTTTTTGTGTTTTTAGGTAATGCCATTTTTATATTCCGTTAAATTCGTCGTTAGTAACAGGGGATGCGATTATTGTTCTATAATATTTTTTATAACCGCCATAAGTGTGTTTCATATCTGAAGTAACTCTACCATCATTTACTACTGAATAGTATCTAACCCTATCTTCAGTTTCATAATATGCCAAGTAATCACCTAAAGATATTTCTATAGCCAACTGATCTAAGTGTGTTTGATAAACACTAAATGTCATATTACCTGGTTCAATCTGTGATAATTTTGAAGTTCCATAATCTGAGTTAGCAGGTGCGTCAATTTTAACCAATCCTTTAACTTCTATTGGTGCTAAAAATTGTATCCCTTCAGATAACGCTTCTCCGTAAACATCGTCATTATTTGTTCTTTGTCTATCAACTCGATATAAAACAACGGTGAAATTCATATCACCCATTTGCCATTCCATACCCATGTCCATTTCTAAATTGAAATCTTCTTCAGAAAAAAACTTGTTTAATCTAGTAATAGGAACTCTATTTTGTGCCATATACAATAAATATCGTTATAAACAAAAAACCCCTCTTGGGTAGAGGGGTTTAAATATTTATTACATACTTTTTAGTTTTTTACGTCTTAATTCTTGATGTCTTGGGTTGTCTCTCCACTTTACAAATTCTGGTTCCCATTTTGAAATATCATCATCAAAATCTTTTAAATACGGACCTTTTGATCTAATATCTTGATATTCCATTTCCTCTTCATCAGACCAAGGGCCCTTTTCTCTTGCCGGTGGTTCTGAATTTTTATATTTAGTTCTAGACATTTTATCACCTAATTCTTTATATCTTGGGTTGTTTTTCCATTTATTAAATTCTGGCTCCCATTTTGAAAAATCATCATCAAAATCTTTTAAATATGGGCCTTTAGATCTAATATCATCCCATTCAGATTGGTCTTCATCAGACCAAGATTCGTCTTCTTGTTCTCTAATTACTCGCCTTACTATTCTTGTAAGATCACTTTCAGTTAATCTTATAATTCTTTTCATTTTTTATTTTTTTACAATTTAATTTATAAATAAATATATCATCAAAAAAAAAGTTGTTTTTTAAATATAATTTACTATTTTTATTTATAATATAATGGAAGAATTAATTTCAAAAACTCCCGAAACAAGAGCCCTTCAGTTGTTAGACGATTATGATGGGTCAAATAATTATATCTTATCGTTAAAACATAAGAAACAAAATAGTAAATCTTTTACACCAACAAGGTCACAAGCAGAATACATAATTAACTTTCACGGACGAACACCAAAAGTTGCCAAAAAATGGGTCAAGTTAGATTCATATTTTGGAAAAAAAATGATGGAAGATAAAATGTATACAAAAGAACCTTCAGAAATTTATGTTGAAAAGTTACTTGTAGAAAAAGATAAGTCGTACCACATTTGGGGTAAAATATTTAGTGGTGAGACGTTACACGATTTTTGGATTCCTAAATCTGCACTTATTAAAGACAACGAAGTTAAAAATGTTGTAATTGAATATTCTAAATATGATCACAGGGCTCCGATGGATCACCAAAAAGAGGCGATTGAAAAACTTGTTAGAAATAAAAAGTTTATTTTGGCTGACGATATGGGACTTGGAAAAACAACCTCAACAATTATTTCTGCATTAGAGACGGGGGCAAAAAAAATATTAATTGTTTGTCCCGCATCTTTAAAAATAAATTGGCAACGTGAAATTGAAAATTATTCAGATAGAACCGTTTATATTGCAGAAGGTAAAAAATTTTCAACTGAATCTGATTTTGTTATAATTAATTACGACATATTAAAAAACTTCCACGATCCAAAGAAGAAAGACGAATCGACAATTTTAAATGCAAAGTTTGATTTGGTAATTATGGACGAAGCACATATGATTTCAAATCCACAAGCACAAAGAACAAAAATAGTTAACGATTTATGTGATAAAGTTGAAAGGGTTTGGTTATTAACAGGAACCCCGATGACCTCAAGACCAATGAACTACTACAATCTTTTAAGTTTAGTTGAAAGTCCTGTAGCGGCGAATTGGATGGCGTACGCAAGAAGATACTGTAATGGATTTCAATTCAGTGTTGGTAAAAGAAAAGTATGGAATGTAACAGGAGCATCTAACTTAGATGAACTAAGAGAGAGAACCCAAAGTCATATTTTAAGAAGATTAAAGGAAGACGTATTAGATTTACCAGATAAAATAATCACACCTGTTTATTTAAGATTAAAATCAAAAGACTACGAAGAACTTATGGGTGAGTACTTTAATTGGTACGATAATAATTCAGAGGAGTCTTCATCTTTAACAATTCAGTTTGGTAAATTAATGAAAGTTAGAAAAGTAATTGCTGAAGAAAAAGTTAAAAACACTATTGAGTTAGCAGAAAACATTATAGAACAAGGAAAAAAAGTAATCATATTTACAAATTTTACAGATACGTTAAAAACAATTTATGAACATTTTGGAAAACAAGCCGTTTATTTAGATGGGTCTTGTTCAAAACCTCATCGTCAAAAGGCGGTAGATGATTTTCAAGAAAATGATAAAATAAAAGTTTTTGTTGGGAACTTAAAGGCTGCAGGTGTTGGTATTACATTAACCTCAGCGGAAGCAGTAATCATGAATGACTTATCGTTTGTTCCTGCCGAACACGCACAAGCAGAAGATAGATCGCATAGAATTGGTCAAAAAAAATCCACCTCAGTTTATTATCCCCTATTTGAAAATACAATAGAAGGTGTGATTTATGATATCCTTAATAGAAAGAAAAAAATTATATCAACAGTGATGGGTGATGATATCATGGACGATGCGTCAACGATTGAGGAAATGTTAAATATGATTTATTCTAAAAGGTGATATTTATTATTATGATATTTAGAAAGTTAAATCAGAAAATTAATCTTATCGAGTCAAAATTAAATACTCATTCATTTATTAATGAATCAATAATTAGTGAAATAAAAAAAGTCTCTATAGAAAAATTACCATACGAGTTTGATGATTTAGAAGATTTCATAGATTCAGAAACTATGAAAACTCACTATTCAAAACATTACAAGGGTTATGTTGAAAAATTAAATAAAGAATTAGAAAAAATTAAAGGTAAGGATTTAGATTTAGAAGAAATTATCAGGAGTATTTCAAAATTTAATACAAAAGTAAGAAACAACGGTGGAGGTGCATTCAACCACGCACTTTTTTGGAAAATGTTAACACCAAAAAAAACTAAACTAGAAAATCCATTACTATATAAAATTGAATCAACGTTTGGTTCTTTTGATAAATTTAAAGAAAAATTTGAAGAAGACGCGAAGTTAAGATTTGGATCAGGTTGGGTTTGGTTGGTATTAACAAAATCAAATAGATTAAAAATCATTACAACCCCAAATCAAGATAACCCATTAATGTTAACGGGTAAAAACAAATCATACCCATTACTTGGTTTAGATTTATGGGAACACGCATACTATTTAAAATATAAAAATGAAAGGGACAGATACATCCATAATTTTTGGAAAGTAGTTAATTGGGACTTTGTTACAGATCTTTACACAACACAAATAGAAAGAAACAAAGCAGAGTAATAAGATATTTATATTAAAAATATCTTTATGTCTACATCTATAATCGCAGAACCGCAGAGAAGTAAGTTATATAAAAGAATTAGAAATCTTTTAGGAGCACCTTTACGTGGTGTTGAACTAGAAGATGAAATGATGGACTCACTTTTGGAATTGTCCATTCAGGACTACTCTCAACACGTAAATGATTGGCTTATTGAAACACAATGGTCATCCCTTTATGGTCTAAATTTGGACGAGCAATCACTTACTAAAGCATTTACCACAAGAAGTTTAGATTGGGAAACACAATATACGTACGCTTATTCTAAAATTGTTGGTCTACAGGCTGGTGGTGATTATGTTTTACAAAAAGATTATATTGAGTTGGTTCCTAACCAACAAATTTATGAAATACCAGCAGGTAGGGAAGTAAACGAACTTTTATGGTTTGCAAGATCAGAATTAGATGCAGCATACTTTGATCCATTTATGGGTGGTTTTGGAGGTTTTGGTGGTATTGGTCTTGGTGGTGGTGCTGGATTTTCACAGATGGGAACAACGGGTAATTATTTTATTACACCAGCATTTGATATTTTGTTAAGAATGCAAGATATCAGTATGAAAAGAAAAATCATTACGGGAGACTTAACCTATAGAATAACCGCACTTCCTGAAGGAAAAAAAGCAATTCACTTATATAATGTTCCTGGTGGTAAGTTTGATTTTGGTAATATGAAAAGAAACGAGCATAGGGTTTGGTATTGGTATTACGATACTTTTGATAGAGAAGATTGTTTAGCAAAAAATCCTGATGTAGTTAAATTACCTTCAGATATTCCTATTGACGAAACAAGATGGGATGAATTAAATTCACCAGCACAAACATGGGTAAGAAGATGGTTTACCGCATATTGTAAAGAAACTTTAGCAAGAGTTAGAGGTAAATATAGTGGTAATTTAAAAACACCCGACAGTGAACTAACCTTAGAGTACACAACACTTCAAAGTGAAGCAAAAGATGAAAAGACTATTCTGTGGGAAGAACTTAAAACAAGGCTTGAAAGGTTAAGACCTGAAAAACAATGGGAAGTAAAAGGGGCAATGGCTGAAAATATGAATAAAGCATTAAAATTCAGAGCGTTCAACAGCCCTTATAATTTAATATAGTATGGCAGTATTTAAATCAATACCTTCACAAAGAATTATAAATGGTAACATGATAGAAACTTCTGAATCTGCAGTTGTTACTAATAGTGAGTATACGACAAATGGTGAATATGTTATTGTTACAAAGGGTGTTGATTTATGTGTCATTGTTTTAAATGAACAAACAACTGACCACGTTGTAATAAAATCTCTAACAAATACCATTGTAAAATCAAATCAATTAATAGATGAAGAATTTAATGAAGTAGAACTAAGTAAAGGTTCTTGTGTTGAATTTAAATACATAGGAAACTTTTGGTACATACTATCTTCAGACGGGTTGAAGAACTCTTAGTCAAAAACTAAGGACATTAAATCTCCATCTTCATCGAACTCGTAAAGTTCTTCATCATCAACTTTACTTTTAGATACTCTAGTTTTCATTAATTCCATATTACTATTAACGTAGTCAGTATTAACTAAATCGATTGTATCATCAATATACATGTAATAAGGATTAATGCCTGTTGATTGCCAAAACTCTAACTCCATATCAGATAATGTTAAAACCTCATCTAAATTATCTTGGTCTTTCTCTTTCATTGGGAACCCTCTACCTAATTCGGTTTGTGATTTAGTAAAAATTGGTTGGTCTTTTGGATCCTCAATTAAAATATCTTTTCTAATTTCAGGACTATAGACAACCAATAACGGTTCAATTCTTTTATTGAACGCTGCCAAATATCTTGGGACATTATACTCACCTAATAAGTCGGGGTTATTTTCAATTTCTTTTTCATCAATTAAATAACAATTTAAAATTACATCACTTTTTGATAACATTTCAGGTGGTATTGCTCCGTGAATTTTTGTGTAATCCTCGATTTGTTTTTTAGACATTTTTGTGGTTTTTTTCTGAACATCGCCATGAGATTTTTTTTCACCGTTATTAACATAATATATGGTATCACCTAAACCTGGTTTTTTTCCTGCATTCATTAAAAGTTCCATATGCGCCTGTCTTGACATTAAACTTCCCGCCTTTGTTGTTTTTGTTATGTGGACTTTATAGTCGTCGATAGATTGTTTAACACGAGCCTTGTTTGCAATCTTTGCTAATGGTATTTCTCTATTGTAAATTTTATTAACATATTCGTAATAGAAATCTAAAAACTCACCACCCTTACCATCAAGTAACATTCGTAATCCTTTATCTAAAAATTCCGCAACATATGTTTGAAGTTTTTTAGATTTAATTGAATTACCTGTAAGTTTAACTTTACCCTTATCTGTAAGAAGTGCATAGTTTTTACGGGCCACATTAATTGTTGCCGGCCATACACCATCAATATCGAGACCCATTTCATTTCTCATAAATAAGTCATTGTATTCAGCAACATCGGCCTCAGCACCGGTGTATAGTTCACCCTCTTTAACCAAACCGTTAAGTCCCTTACCCACATAGGTATAGTTTTCCCTATCTAACGGGGTCTCAAAGTTTACACCATCGGTATCCATTACCAAAGGAACGTAACCTCGTTTCATAAAATACATAATCATCTGTCGTAGATACTGCCTACCGGTACACGTAATCTGTTCTCCCATGTCAATGTCTCCCCACGGAAATACGTGTGG